TCTATATCCCCGACAGTTGCGGCTGGAAATACCTCGACCCGAAGGATAATGCCGACGTTCACGAACAGGACTCCAACGACTTCGCCGATCTGCTCCGCGACATGGCCCATGCAAAGAAAATGCAGCCGTTTGGTGACTTCACAGATGAATTCGCTGCCCTGACGATGGCCAGCAGTCTCTATATCCTAGAGAAATTCCTACGATGCACCACATATTCACTCGTTAAGTGCCTGCAACTCCTTGATATCCCTGTAAACAAACCCGCGATATTCCAGATCCTGATGTTCATCCAGGACGGACTGCGCGAGCTGCAGCGCATGAACCTGCCGATTCCCGAGACCGAGATCGAAACAGGCCTCGACATGAAGATGACGTTTCACCGGGACGACGATGTAAAGGTCATCGAGGCACCGCTTACCATCAAGGAAGGCGAATCTAAGACAGGGATGGCTCTATAATGGCGAAAGCCCCCAAACGACATCCACTCGAATCAGAAGAGATGCAGAAACGCCTTCAGACGTTGCAGATATACCGGCGTCAGGCTAGGCTCGCGCACCTTGACAACCGGCAGCAACAGGCCATAGACGCCGATTACTACGACGGGATACAGCTCACCAACGACCAGCTTGCCGTTCTCGAAGAGAGAGAGCAGCCCGTTCAAGTGTGGAACATAACCAAGGGCGTGGTTAACTGGGCGCTCGGCACAGAGCAGAAGAGCCGCTTCGATATCAACGTCCTCCCCCGCAAGAAAGCCGATGATAAAGACGCCAAGACCAAGACCAAAGTTATAAAATACCACGACGACATGAGCTATGCGGCTTACGTTCGCTCCCAGGTGTTCGCCAACGCTGCCAAGGTCGGCGTCGGTCATCTAGATATCGGGGCCAAGGCCGATCCAGAGAACCCGCTATATTCCGCCAACATGGACTGGCGGGATATGTGGTGGGATTCTCTGGGGAAACGGCTCGACCGGATGGACTGGCGCTATTACTTTATGGAGCGGTGGGTTGACCTGGACATTGCCGTTGCTCTATTCGAGGACCGTCAAACTGAGCTGGAAAACGCCGCAATCGACACGATCAGCCGTTATCCGTACAATCCGGAGGACTCCTACGTTTTCGATGATGCGACCGATGGGGTCACGATGGATTATGGCATGACGTTCGGCCAGACCATCGAAGGTTTCAGGAACAGGGTCAAGATCATTCACATGCAGTACCGGATCCCCGACAAGGTTAAGGTCCTGAACATCAAGGGGGAAGAGTACGGAGCCTATGACCATGTGATCTATCAGGACGATAACGATGTCCACAAGCATCTGGTGAAGTACGGGTCCGCCGATCTGGAAGATGCCAAGCGCATGACCGTGAGGCATGGCCTATGGTGCAATTCGATATTCCTGCGTGATTTCCCGACTCCTTACCATCACAACCAGTTTTCATGGGTGCCGGTGTTCTGCTATCGCCGGGACCGTGACGGGATGCCCTACGGCCTGATTCGTGACATGCGCTCTCCCCAGGACGATGTGAACGCCCGGAAGATGCGAGCCTACTTCCTGATGTCCGCGGAGAAAGTCATCTACGAGCAGGGAGCTATCGACGAATCAACTCCCGCAGGGATTGCCCGGTTTGCCGACGAGTACCGGCGCCCTGACGGGATTGCAAAAGTAGCGGCCGGCGCGCTCTCCGGGCAGAAGATTCACTTCGAGAACGGCATGGCGAAGGCCCAGCAGGAAGCCGCGGTTGCAAGGGAAGCCGAGCAGTTCATGCACAATATCGCAGGCGTGACCCCCGAGCAGCAAGGACAGAGCAAACGGGACCTGTCAGGCGTGGCGATCAAAGCACTTGAACAGCAGGGAAGCAACCAGAATTCCAGCCTGTTCGATAACTATTTCTTCGCCATGCAGATGGCCGGCGAACTTCAACTCTCCAACGTCGAGCAGTTCGACAACACCGAAAAGGTGATGAGGATTACCGGCGAAGAGCAGAAGCATGAGTTTGTCACCATAAACACCGTTGACGAAGAGGGGAAACCGACCGATTCGATTACTCGTGCCAAGGGTGACTTCAAGATATCAAAAACGGATTACCGCGAGACGGTCCGGCAGGGAATGCGGCAAGAACTCGGGGAGCTCATCCAGAATCTCGTTAAGGTTGGCGGCAAGGCCCAGGAGTGCGGCGTCGCCATGCTCGACATTTACGTTGACCTCTACGACGATATGAACGCCAAAGAGGAGATGGTCGCCAGGATCAGGAAGATAACAGGGCAGGAAGGTATCGACGACGACCTGACTCCTCAAGAGAAACAGGCCAAACAGCAGGAGCAGGCCGCGAAGCAGAAAGAAGCCGCTGAAATGCAGGCGATTCAGAAAGAGATGCTGCAGCTCGAAGTGAAATTGAAGCGGGCAGAGGTTGACAGCAAAGAAAACAAGGCGATCTTGGACGCAGTAAAGGCGGCATCGGAACGGCTGAACATGCTGATGTCCGCCATGGAGACGGCGGGGGCGGTATCTATCGCCCCGGGTATCGTGAAGGCAGCCGACACGTTGATTGAAGAGGCTGACGCCCTCGTTAAACATCCTGACCAGCAAGGGACACCGGCAGCGACACCGCAACAGCCACAACCAGCGATAAACCCGCCACAGGTGGGCGATAATACAGGACAGCCGGGTGGGCAAAATGTTGCCTGACGGATGGGACACTTATTATTATTGTTGGGTATTGGATGAGTCCATAACTGACCCTTGTGATTGTCATCCAAGGTGTCCATCATACGAGATGAAACAGTTAAGGCTAGAAACGAGGAGGGCTTGAACAATGGCTAAGAAATCGGGAATGGTGGCGCAGCCATACGACGATAACCACTGGGAGAAAGAGGAAGATGTCCGCGCACTCGCCAGAGCGGCAGCAATCAAGAAAGACCCCGTGCGTCTCAAGGCTGCCCACAGTCACGCCAAGACGATGAAGGCAGAACACATGAAGCGCAAGGCTGAATCTTCCGAAATATGCAAGATGGCCGATAAAAAATAACAGGAGGTATCAGGATGTTTATGCACAAGTTTATCAACAGGGCAATTCTCTACGCTCCGCCTACCGAGGGGGGAGGGATCGAAGTCGAAGCAGGGACCGGCGGCGAATCTACGGCAGAACCCGGCATTCCGGCAGGATTCACCAAGTCACAATGGGAGAACCTACTCCCCGCCGAGCGCGTGGCGTTTGGGATCACCGACGAGCAGATCGAAGCCGCCGAGGGTGGAGAGCTGGAAGAAGATGAACTTGACGACGCCCTTGGAGAGATCGGCGAGATTAAGGAAGGTGAGGAAACGCCCGAGCAGAAAGCGGCAGCCGATAAAGCCGAAGCCGACCGCATAGCCGCCCTCTCTCCCGAGGACAAAGAGAAAGAAGAAGCGGCCAAGGCTGCCGTTGCGGAAGTCATCCCGACCGATGAAGAACTCCTATCGCTCCGGATTAACATTCCCGACTCCGATATCCCGTTGCCAAAGGTAGAAGTCGAAGTCCCGAAGGAACTGGCAGATAAGATAGTCGCGCTCAAGGCGAAGCGAAAAGAGGTAAACGACTGGTTCGACGAGGGAGAGAAGCCGGACAAGACCGAATTCACCAAGAAAGACCTCCGCGACGCCCTCGACGAGATCGACGACGAGACCGCCACCATCAACCAGGAGATTGCCGAGCTTCGCATGGAGGCCCGTATAAGCCAGCGGGACGTTCAGAAAGAAAACGCTATCTGGATGGCAGAGCAGAAGGCTTTTGTGGCCGCAACCCCTGAGTACAGGGAGAAGGACGCCGAGGGGAAGATCACGGACAAGTCCGCTATGCTTTTCTCTGCATTCGCTTCACGGGTGAACGTGCTCCTGAAAGACCCCGCGAACGCCGGCAAGTCCGGGATGCTGATTCAGATCGAGGCCGACCGCGCAGTACGCAAGGCGTTTAATCTGCCGGCGCGGGGGAAAACAACTCCATTGGCCACCCAGGTGGTAAATGGCAAAAAAACACCGAAAGCCCCGGCCGCAACTGTGCCAGCCAGTGTGGTGAACCTGGGTGAACTCCCGGCAGCCGGCGAGCATGATGCTGACCCGTTTGCCAACATCGACCGGATTAAGGACCCGGTTGAGAGGGAAGAAGCCCTTGCCAGGATGACGCCACAGCAGGAAGCGGCGTATCTGAAAGGCGCGAGGACTTAATGTCCCGACTTCTAAAGGAAATAAAGTTTGGGAGAGGGATTCAGTTCACTATTTTGGGCCAGATTATAACCCTTAAATTCCGGCGTTCCGATTACATAGAGAATGCCGTTAAAGTAGTGTTTGAAGCAGACCCGTCAGTAAGGATTACAGACTTGACGGACATCCATAATCACCAGGACGGCGAAAAAGGAGGACAAAATGGCACAGACCACAGTCGTGCATAGTTCCGTCCAGGCCGTCCAGCGGTACTCAGCGATGGTCGCGGTGGATCTTGCGAGAGAGGGCTACTGGAACAGCAAGTTCATGTCCAGCGGCAAAAACCCGACGATGCCTATCTGGCGTCTCACAGACCTGGAGAAGATGAGGGGCGAGTCCGTTCGCTACTATCTCTCTCTACAGCTCCGCGGCAAGCCCGTCCAGGGCGAACAAAAGGCGGAAGGAACCGCCGAGCAGCTCGACACTTACAGCGATCTGGTTTACGTTGACCAGCTCCGTAAAGTCGTGTCCTGCGGCAACACCAACGACCAGCAGAAAACCATGCTGGAATTCCGCGAAATCGGCCGCGCCCGCCAGTCCGAGTACATGATTCGTCTGTTCGACGAGACGATCACCATGTACCTGTCCGGCGCCCGCGGAAGTAATACCGATTTCATCGAGGCGACCGACTTCACCGGCTACGCCAACAACTCGTTCGTTGCTCCTGACTCCTATCACCAGATGTTCGGTGGCGACGGGTCGGCAACCTCGACCGGAACCCTGACGGCTGACGACAAGTTCGGGCTGAAACTGCTCGACAAGGCAATCGCCAAAGCCAAAACCATGGGCGGTGGCACTGCTCGTATCCCGAAGCTCACGGCTCCCAAAGTCGGCGGCAAGAAACGCTTCCTGTGCGTCATCCATCCGATACAGGAATTCGACCTGAGACGTGAACAGGGCGAACTCGGTTGGGCGCAGATCACCAAGGCCCTGGCTACCGGCGCCAACGAATCCGAGAGCAATTACACCAAGGACGCGCTCGGCATCTACCGTGACGTGGTTATCCAGGTTCATGACGCAAACCTGACGTTCAGCACATGGGGCGCGAACAGTACCCTTGCCGGCGCACGCGCTCTATTCTGCGGCGTTCAGGCCGGCGTCCTCGCCCTTGGGCAACCCGGGGAGGCCAACACCTTCTCCTGGAAGGAAGAATGGAAGGATTTCCAGTATGTTCTGGAGATCTGCACCGGCACCAGGTGGGGCGTTAAGAAAGTCACCTTCAACGGGCTGGATTTCGGCCTTTTCGCCCTCGACACGGCTGCCGATCCTACCTCCATCACCTCGTAAAATAACCCGGAGGGGCGTGGAACCCCCTCCTTACGCTTTAGCCAAGGAGGACTCAAATGGCACAGACCATAAGATACATGAGTAAGGCAGTCGGGGTAACCCCCGCTGCAGATGATGCCGCCGCGACACTTCAGCCGCTGCAAGGCTCCGTTGCGGCGCTGACTCACCAGGGGGCGGGGGTGCCGATCATGTCGATCAGCGATGTGACCCTCGCCGCTGCCACGGACCCGCTCGCCACCAGCGATATTTATGTCGGGGGTTGCCTTCCGAAAGGGCATAAACTCATCGACTACTTCATCGTTGCCGGAGATATCGACAGCGGGGCAGCTCTCGTTATGTCGGCAGGGTTGCTTAAAAAGGACTTCACCGACCTGGAGGGAGCAAGTACCAACGTGATCACCACGTCCAGCGTCGGCCAAGCCGGCGGGGTGGCTCGGGCGGATACGGCTCTCGGTCTCCTGCAGGCGGTCTCGGACTACGATACATGGTACGGGATCAAAATCACCACCGGGGCGGCCGGACTTAACGCCGCATCGAAACTGCGCCAGGTTCTCGTCTATATTCCTGACGGGAACTAAGCCAGACAAATAACTTACAAGGAGGAACAGATGAAGAACCTTATCTCAGTCTTTTCCCTTGTCATAGTGGGTATGCTCTGCTCGGCAGCTTTCGCCGACATGCAGAACGGTCCGCTTGTCACCAGGGAATCTAACGCGATATTCAGCGCCAAGGCGGCCACCGCCACTTCGGCGTTGAACTCCAATGTTACCCGGATGTTCGGCAACGTCAGGGCGACCGCAGTTTTTACGGGAATGTCCAGCGCAGTCCAGACGACCAACATCAACGGTCCGGCCACCCTCTATTGTGGGGTAACCGCCAGTGGTCCGTGGGCTCCCATGAAGGATAGTTTGGGGAATGTGATAACCCTGGCCAACGGCGCGGCATTCACCACCTTTGAAATCAACAGCCTCTGCAACTTTGTACGAGCAACCTGGACCCCTGCGGCCATTTCCACTAACCGGTCCCTTTACCTCTACCTGCTCGGCGCCGACTGACCGGCAGATCAATCAACGAAGGGGAGGCTTCTACCTCCCCTTTTCTCAAGGAGTGAACAATGATTATCGAATGCCTTATCAAGAGAGACGGGCTGACGGAATTCAACCATGCCGGGATGAAGTACATCTTCAAGTCTCGGCCTGAACTTACCGGAGGGGACAAGGAATCGAACGTATGCGAAGTTTGCGCGGATCATGCGGTCAAGAGGCTCCTTGCAACGAAGGGTTTTTACCGGGAATATCAGAGCAAAAAAACCGAGGCGCCGAGTAAACCGGCAGATCAGGGCGTTTCATTCACGAAGGAAGAATTTTTCGTGCTCACCAACTACCAGCAGATCACAAAAGCGGTAAAGGGATGCAAGGACAAAGAGATGCTGTTCGTCATAGGGGCGCAAGAGGACTCTTCCGCAACCCGGCGACCATGGTTAATTGAACTCCTGGACGGAAGATTAAAGGAACTGGAGGCGACATGAAAAGGATAATAATCGCAGTTTTGATGGTAACCCTATCGGCTGCAATCACATATGCCGGGCCGATGATGAAGATCGGATTTCAAGCGTATTCCTCGGCGAACCAGATCGAATGCGGCGTTTTCGGGATGAACAAGAAACTGAAAACCGACGCTGTTGGCGGGGAGACCAGTATTATACAAGGGTTTTCGCCCGACGATGCTTATTCCCGGACGCTTTCATTGGGGACCCATGGGTTTGCCAATTACTCAACCAATTATGGCAAAACGAACCTGACAGCGGCTGCATGGACCTGCCGAATCGTTTCCACATCAGCAAACTCTTATGCGAATACCATTGTTCCTGTCAAAGTTTATCTGAACGGGGTACAAAACTTTTTCCTGACACTCGGCAGCGGAACATTTATCGGCGGATATACGCCATAGGGGAAGTCGGTGAAAAGATTTAATACCCTGATATCAATACTGTTTTGTATTTCCTTGGGCACCTCTGCATGGGGAGGCAGCGTAGCGTCTCTTTATACAGGTTCAGGCCTTAACAATGGACCCCCATTCCATTTTGGGGATTTCGCATGGAGCGGTGTCGGTTTCCCATTCCATATGCAAGCGTTCAATTGGAATCCCGGTATAGGGAGCCAACCGTTTCACCCCTCTGTTGGCGCAAAGGGTGGCATCGGCAATTGTCTTTTCATCTCTTCCACCATCAGCGCGGTTGTGCCTTCTCCATCATTAGGGGCGCAGTCTGGGGGAAATGTTGCAGCATATGGTGGGCTTGCCGGACAAGTCAGCTTATTAAATAATCAGGTCGGCAGCCAGGGGCTTGTCGGGTTCTTAGGGATAAACGGTTTCGTGAATAATAGCCCGGCCCCTTATGGAAGCGGCGGCGGCTCTGGTATCGGCACGCTCGGCGTAACGGCACAAAGTATCGCGGTCGTCACCTTATCCGATGGGGGGAGTACCGGCACAACATGGCCCTTCCCGGTATCCGCTGGCGGCATGAGCAACGGACTGGCTTATCTTGCAAGCTATGGCGGGACTGCCAGCATCACAGCGATCACAACAGCGGGGCTCGGCCTTGCAAATATTGCCCTCGCTTCGGTAGGGTCAATCGGCGCGCAGCATGACCCGCTCGGCATGTTGAGAAGCGACCTGATACCATTGACGGCTGAAGGCTCAGCAGGCGCGCTCAGCTCGTTAACTGTGACAGGAGGACTCATAGCTCAAAGTACCTCTGCCAATATCAGCCAAGCTGCAAATGTCGGCGGGTACATTACGAATTCTTATGCTACACTCACCGCCGCTGCGATTAGCCCAGATGCAGCGGGCGGGGTTGCCGGGATAGGAACAATCACCACGGCAGGGACAGGCGTACAGGGCGCAGCGAGTCTGACCGGGAACGGATCGGCAACGGGCGTGGCCGGGTATATCGCCACCATCCTGCAAGCAACAATCGCCCTCGATCCCGCTTATGGCAACGCCGGGATAACGGCAATCACGGCAGCGGGAACAGGCGTACATAATGACGGGTGGAGTGTAACAGGACTCGGCGCGGCAACCGGTCAATCAGTCACGGCGACCGGTCTTGCTCTCGCTTCCTTCACGATCACCGCTCAGGGATCGGCATCCGGCCAAGGTCTCGCATCTGAAACGATGGTTAATATTTACGCAACCGCTGGAACATTTACCAATGGATTCACCGCGCCGACCGGTGTGACCTCAGTTATTGCCGAAGCATGGGGTGGCGGGGGCGGCGGGGCGAATATCACCGGCAGCAATACAGGCGGCGGTGGCGGTGGTGGGGGGGCTTATGCGATAGGCACTGTCTCTGTGACCGGCGGTAACTCCTATACCTATGTTGTCGGAGCGGCAGGGGCCGGGGGCGCATCTCCGGGTGCAGGCGGGGCATCGTCGTTCAACACTTCCTCGGTGGTGGCCGCAGGTGGCACAAATGCCACAGCCAATAGTTCGACCGGCAGGGCCGGTGGCACCACGGCGGCCTCGACCGGCACTACGGCGAAATACGCAGGCGGCTACGGTCACACATGGGCCTCCGGAACTTACGGGGCAGGTGGTGGCGGTTCGGGAGGCACAGCGGCAGCCGGTAACTTCACCACGCTCACCAGCGCATCAGACAACAGCGCAGGCGCAGCGGTGACGGGCGGCGGCATTGGAGGCCTCGGTGCGGCAGCGGCAGGCAACGGTTCTGCCCCGGCTTCCGGCCCTGGTGGTGGCGGTGGCGGGGCATATAGAGCAACGTCCAGCACAAGGAACGGCGGCGCAGGTTATGCCGGTCAAGTGAGAATTACCTATACGAATCAATAGGAGAATGGATATGAAAAAGTTACTGACTGCCTTCCTTTGCTCGATACTCTTTACGGCTACCGCTCATGCCAGCACCACGCTTGAATCGGTTAATGTCTACCTTGGGGTGCTGAACGGGGCAGGAACGCTCACCGGATATGGCGGGGTCGGGAGGTATACGGCGCTCACGGCTACAGGGGGGACTGCAGGTACAACCGAAGACTGCGCCACCGGCGTAACGAAGATCCATTGTCAGAACTTCGAGACAGCGACAACCGGGTATGATCATAGTGAGACATGGACTCAACAGAGTGGGTCAGGATGTTCTTATGCCCCCGCTACAACTTCATCCCCTTTGCGTGGGACTCAAAGTTTAGTCATGACCGGCACTAGCGCTGCCGAGTGTTTTACTTATCCACCTGTTTTTACGGCCTCAGCTACCTATAGCGTTTTCTTTCGTATGACTGTCACAGCAGGAACTTCCCCAACTTCATTGGTTCGGTGGTACAACGCGGCATTGACCACTCCTATAGGGGAGATCGGGATAACCGGGCCGGGGCCGGATCAATGGTATATAAAAAATGGGACAACAACGCAGTACTCAACCGGGGGAGCCTTTGCGGTTGGAACAGAATATTATGTGTGGTGCGACTGGACCGCCGGGACCGGCACTAACGGGACCATGTATCTATATGTGGCGACATCCACAACTAAGCCAGGGAGCCCAACAGCATCAATAACCACAGGCGATGCGAATGCCAACACGGTCAGCGGGGAACCTGATATCTCCGGGGCGGTCACAGTGGAGTTGGATCAGTGGATGGAAAGCACGTCAGTCATGGGGAGCGTAACGCCGTGAGAAAACTTCTCATATTCATAATTTGCCTGTTGCCAGCCATTGCTTCTGCCACCACCCCAACAATTACCAATGTCACCGGTACGGTCTCCACGGGCCAGACATTGACCATTGCCGGATTGAATTTGTTGGATGAAGACAACACGAACTGGGCGAACCTCTCAAGCAGCATCCACGGCCCGAATTTTCAAAGTACCGATTATGGTTTTGAAGGCCCGTCAACAGACTATTGTTACGGCGGAACTTGCAATGGAGTCTACAGTACGAGCATTAAATTAATGGGATCAAATTCCATGATGTTCTCGCAATCTGGCGCTCATGGGCAATGCGGAGAAAGTCCAAGTTGTGCAATTTCTCATGAGTCTTTTCCTCTTGCAATGGATAATCATTATGGCCGGGCTTATGTCCGATATGACAATACAAGCGGTGTGTGGCCGTCTATAGCCTGGAAAAATATAGACGTTCAAGCTGGCACTAACAATGTCTATTTCCAATGGGACGCTTCCGGGTCTGCCCCTACCAGGGCATTAGTCAACATCGGTGGAAACAATTATTTCGGGAACATCCCCAGTGGCGCGATGCAATCAGGCAGATGGTACTGTATAGAATGGATGTATAGTGCAAGTACAGGCACGGCTACTGAATGGATTGACGGTCAACAAATTGTTACACATTCGATGACTTCTAGTGGCCAAGGCTATCTTGATTTCGGGATGGTAAACATCCAAGGCACAACGTCTGGGTGGGCCATGCAACAGTATATTGATAACATGGCAATTTCGACAACAAGGGTCTATCCCTCGACCATTGTCGAAATCAGCGGTGATGGTGGAACGACTTGGACTTACCAGCCACCGACATCCCTTAGTGAGACTTCAATAGCCATCACAGCCAACCTTCCCACGCTTACGGCGGCCAATTATATTCTAAGAGTGACGAATAACGGGCAGATGGTGGCGGCAGCAGGAAACACTGCGACGGCGGGGGGGGCGACTTATGCCTTGGGAGGGGGGAGCGGGGGCAATGCCTCAATCAGCCTTACCGGATTAGGTTCATCTGGCAGCAATGGGATAATTACCTCTCCGGTTTCTGGCGCGCAACTTATTTTCTCAGAAGGGTTCGATGATACCAATTTTGCCGCAAGAGGATGGTATGACGGGATACCTTCATCTATTGCTACCACGGGATGCTATTCAGGGGCAGGATGTTCGATCTGGACATTCAACTCTGGCGGAACTAATCCGACTCAGATGCCCGCAGGGTCGATGAGACATGAATTTACGGCCACAGATACCATTTACACTTCATTCTGGATAAAGTTCGCTACTGGGTGGGAAGGGTCGCAGCAGACAGCTCATCCGCACATAATATGTTTGCTTTCCGATCTTGATGATACGGCAAACCCATATAGTGCCCTTGCAGCCAACTACCTGAATACATATATCGAGTTTCACAGCGATGTTTTTGCATCTCAAGGCGATTACAATATCTATTCACAGATCGACCTACAAGATGAAAAAAACACAAACCCGAACTATGGGGCTGTGCCTAATGATTTAAGAGCTATGACTGAGAACAGAAGCGTAAACCAATGCAACACCCCCTCATATGACGGGGCTGTGGCTTCTTGCTATGCTGATGGGGTGACTTGCACATCAGGGATGAACTGTTACCCGTCCGGGACTTCTTACTATTCGGCGAATGACTGGATTGCGACAACCCCGCCAGTTTCTACAGGCGCATGGCACCATATAGAGGCTTACATGAAAATGAACTCTATCGTGGGGGGTATCGGCCAGACTGATGGGATAATGCAGGAATGGATGGACGGAACGCAGACCATCAACTTCAGTAATATGATCTATCGGACGGGCCAACATCCGACGATGAAATGGGCGCAATTCACCATATCCCCTTTCATCGGTAATGGCTCACCGGTTACGCAGACAATGTATATTGACAGTCTGGCGGTATATAACGGACTCCCCGGCACGGCTTCTAGTTCGTCTCTCAACCTCTCTGGACTCGGGGGAACGTGCGGGACCGGTTCAATCACCGCCGCCATGACCTACTCGCCGGTTGTGAGCCTGACCGGCAATGGTTGCGGTTCAGGGGTCGGGTATCCTGGCGGCATGGGGGTAGGTGCTGGTATTCAGGCTATTTTCAGCAACGTAATTATGCAGTGAAAGGAGAAAAGGAATGAAGAAGTGGATGATTTTGGGGATTGTGCTTTGCGCCGGGTGCGCTACCACCCCGCCGCAGAAACCAGCGCAGCAACTTTCGCAAGGCGGCATTGCTTCGGTGGCTCGTAAATGCACCGTGGCAACATTCAAGGATGGAGACAAACAATCGGTCAACGTGAAGATTCAATAACCCGCGCACAAGCGCACAACCGCTGCTAAAGAGCAGCAAGGAGGCATTTCTTATGAAAAAGTTTTACTGGTCACTATTGACCGTATGCCTGCTGGTCGGCCTGACCAGTAACGCTTTCGCAGCTTTTACCGCTGGCATGACACAGCAGGCGAAACAAGATGCGCTGACTGCGGCATTTATTACCGGCAGTCCGGGTCCGACTATCAGGATGAGCCTCGGTTTGCAGTCGGCCAACACTTCGATTAACACCGGCACCACTTCTTCGGCCACTTTTACCGACCTCGACACGGCGCATGGCTACACCGCTGGGGGGAATACCCTCACTTCCTGCACCGCCGCTGCGACCGCCGGCAGTTCTCCGTTGGCCTCTGATTTCAACTGCACCGGTGGCCTCGTCTGGACCGCAACCGACGGCACCGGTATTACCGCTGACTGCGCTCAGCTTTACAACAGCACCACTACGCACGCCATGGCATTCTACACCTTCACCTCTGCCGCGGCGACCGGCAACGGGGCGACCTTTACCATCACCCCTCCGACCGTCTCCAGTTCGGTTAGGGGCATGATGTACGTTGCCAAGGGGCTGACCATGGAAGAACTCCAGGCGCTTCAAAGCCTTGGCTGGATTCCGAAAGACCTCCCGGCTACCGCAATGATTATGTTGCAGGTATACGGTGGCAGATTCTAATTTTCAACGTCGAATTATGGGCGTCCTCAGTGGCGCTCATATCTGGATGCTGAAAATGGGGGGGGGGTGATGCCTTGATAACCCAGGGGATTCTGTCATTGTTCCTGGCCCTTACTATGGTCTAACTCAGGGGGCGGCGCATCCTGATTAAATAAAACGCTGGAGGCAAATATGAACAGAGACGCGATAATAAATCAGTTGAAGATTGATGAAGGATTTACGGCATCCGCTTTCTGGGATAACAAACAATGGACGTATGGTTACGGATGCTGTGCGCCAGGGCAAAGTTCCACTATCTCGGAAGAGACGGCAACCATCCTACTCGGCCGCCGGGTAGACCAGGCCATCCAGGAGTTTCACGAAATCTTTGCCGATCAGCCGATGGATGATGTTCGTCAGGGGGCGCTCGTTAACATGGTGTTCAACCTTGGCAAGGCCGGAGTTGAGGGCTTCCACAACATGGTTGCCGCAATTAAGGCCGATAATTGGGACGAGGCGGCAGATCAGGCAATGGACAGTCTTTGGTATCGGCAGCTTAAAAACTCCGGGGGTGCCCCCGGCCGCAGCAATAGAATTGTGGAAGAACTAAGGAAAGGAGCAACAGTATGAAAACTCTCTTGATTCTGGCGGCAGTATTGATGATGCAGGGGTGTGTGACCTCCCACAACGAGAAGTTCAGCGGGGCAGGGGTTATTAGCTCTGTTGACTTGACAAAAAAGAACGATGCGGCGGGCAAACAACAAGCGCAGGAATGGGCGGCATGGTGTAAAGCAAACCCGGTAGCCTGCCAGAAGTCCCTTGACGACGCAAGAGAACTTGATAACGCTTTGGATATCAAATGATGCGCGTATGGTTCAAGAAAAAGGCGACGTCATTCTTCGGCAGCGTGATCATGTTCTTTAGTGGGCATCATTGCCATGTTGAGCTCCAGTTTTCCGATGGCAAGTTCTTTTCTTCCCGAGACGAGGACAACGGGCCTTCTTTCAAAGATCACATCGATATGGAACCGGGCGCCTGGGACTGCATACCGATTGCCTGCACCAAGGCTCAGGAGAAGATTGTCAGGGCCCAGGCTGAATTAATTGCCGCAGGGGGCGTGTTTCTTGTGAAGCCAAAATATGGATGGATTATTATCTTCACCGCATTTCTCCCGATTCCCCTGCTCGTTGAGGATGATCACGTCTGGATATGCAGCGAGGCGGTAGGCGCGTCCATTCAATCAATCGGTTTGCTGCTCGGGATGGCGGCACAAGGCATGGCCCCTGATTTCATGTATAGACGGCTCGCCGCACAAATAAATGCGTGGATTAAATACCAGAAAGGGGATGGTCATGGACTGGGATAAACTGATTTTTTCACTTGCGGTCGCGGGAATTGGGGCTTATGCTGTTTATGCAAAGGACGGGATAACCGCCGGGGTGTGTCTCGGCATCATGGGTGCCATACTCCGGCCAGGGACATCACAAAAACAGGGGGACGCAAGCCCCCCAGAACCAGCCGGGCAAGACCCGGCAATGAAAGGAGTTTAGGCATGTCACTCATCAACAAGATTCTGGAAGATGAAATTAACGCAGATGTAAAGCTCATCAATTTCGTACAGTTCGCTGAAAGTGCCCAGTTCCAAGGGGACATTACCGACCTGGGCGACGCGCTCGCCGCTGCCGGGATTACCTTCACCGGTTTCCAGACCAACCTGATCCCCGGCCTGATCAAACTCTACGGCGCCAACATCCTGAAGATCGCCAATGCAGTCTATACTGCGTCGGTGGCAATCGCCAAGAAGATCGACCCGTCGTTCGTGCCGCCGGTCCCCGACCCGCCGCCGGTCGAGCCCACGACCTGACACCACGGACTTGATCTGCCAGCCTTTTGGTAACGGGGCGGTCCGCCGCCCCTAGTTTTGGAGGTTGATATGTTCCAACTCGGGCGGTTGCCCCGTAAATTCTATCCTTTCATTCCTCACTACTCGGCCCTCACCATGCGCCGGGAAAAGACACTCTTGATTCCCGATTCTTGCGATTACACGCCCGGACTCCCTGTCGACGTGGGAATGATGCTCAACGATGCAGAAGGGGATTGCACTTGCGCTGGTGTCTACCATGCCCGGCAGGTGCTTACCCAATGGGCGGCAAAGAACATCATCACCGAATCGGACAACTGCGTCCAGGCCCTTTATGAACAGGCCTGCGGTTATGACCCCAACGACCCCAACACCGACAAGGGTGGCGTCGAGCAGGACGTGCTCGGGTACTGCGTCAATACCGGCTTTCCTATCGGTGACGGCACGACCGCAGAAAAGCTCCTTGGATTCTTCGAGACGGACCCGCGCAATACACAGGATGTGAAGGAGTGCATCTACGAATCGGGCCTGGTCTATATCGGCTTCGAGGTTCCCCGCTTCCTGATGTACGATGCGCAGGGCAACCCGATGACCCCGCCGGATGTGTGGGATGTTCCCGCTGGCGTGGACGTGACGGACACAGTTGGAGGGCATTGCGTCATTCTGCCGGGCTACAATGTGGCGGGAACCTACCCTGTGATTTCATGGGGGAGAAAGTACGGCATGACTCAGGCTTTCTTTGACGCATTCGTTGATGAGGTCTATTCTTTCATCTCTCAGGACTGGACGGACACGACCGGGATAACTCCTATAGGCATGACCGTTGCCGACTGGGAAGCGCAGATGGCGGCGCTGAAAATGGCGGGGTAACAAAAAGGGGGCGGCATGACGACACCTATCCAACCATCTTTAGAGATGTATAATGCGATAATGCCGGTAATATGGACGGCTGTAAAACTGCTCGTGAGTGTAATCGGTGCAGTCGGGGGAGCCCTTATGGGGGTGCTGGTATGGGTAGGCAAGAGTTTCGTCAAAGGGCAGAAGACTACTGATGGCAAGGTTGACCAGATATTGCTGACCATTATGCACTGCGAAGGGTGCAAAAAAGCAGTAGATGCTGTATCGCCTGGAGGGCGCCGCCTCTATGATCCGGAGGACCGTTTATCATGACAACCGTTAAGCAACTAGTCCTTGATGCCCTCCCGCGGATTGCCAAAGCCCCGCCGACCGGCACGACATTCTACCAAGCAATAAACTATGTCGCTTCGATGATCGCCAAGCGCCTCATCAAAGTGAAGAGTGATCTGCTCGTTCAAATGGAAAACACATGGACCGTCACCCCTGACACGGTTTATTACGACCTCCCTGACGGGTTCATTTCCCTTGCGGAAAAGCCGTACAATCCCGATTACAGCGGGAGTTATGACGATGATAATTGGGATAGTGATAATTCGCAGAGTTACGGCGGCTACGATTACGACCTTTACGGCCGATCGGGATGCCTTGAGCCGATAACCGGCAGCCGGGCTCGATTCCAAGGACAGACGGCGCTTTCTCCGTATAAATATGAGCTTCTCGGCCTGACGCAGATTGTTTTCTATCCCGCGCTCGACCCTAGCCTTGTCTCGGTTTCCATTCTTGCAAGATATTACGGGATGCCGTCAATAATCGACAGTCCGACTCAGACGGTCGAGAACGTGACATCCGATGTGCCGATACCGTTCAACGGGCTGTTCGACCAGGCGTTTTTCCAGGGCGTTCCCCGGGTGATCACCAAGGGGCTGAACGTCATCCAGGCAGATCCGGACTTCGAGGCCATGCTACAGAACGAGGTGGACACGGTGCTCAACGCCAGGGCGGTGCCTTTACCGCGCAGACGCATGAAAAGGGGGGATTTCTATTGAAACCGATCTATTACGGAATACTCGCGATCGCTTTGTTTTGCGTCGGCCAGGTCGTCTACGGCAGCGGCAATGCCACCCCGATAATCAACACGTTCAACTGTTTCTCGTCTGCTGGTGGCAAAATATGTGCTCCGACTTCCCACTCGACCATTAAGATCGTGGGGGTGGTAAACACCCCAGGAACAAAAACTATTACTATCACCCCCGGCAGCGTGGGGGCTGCGTCGGCAGTGGCGTTCAATAGCTATACCTCAGTGGACGGCGGTCGAGCGACAAGGGCGGAAGTGACATCGGGCATACTCTCAATGTCCAGTTCCCCGACTGCCCCCACAACGACCTCTGCCCACAACCCATTCTGGTGTGATACTTCGACCTCCCCGCCGACACTCCGGATCAGGAACGGGGCGAATACCGGATGGATCGCGATAGGGACGCTTACCGATTCAGGTCTGGTATTCTGGGCCACGAATGCAGTGAATGCGACAAATGCCGGGAATTCCACGACCGTTGGCACATACGCTCCATCGACACGCCCCGCAGCAAGCCAAATACCAGTCAACGATGCCAATGGTTTCCATGCTTTCTCGAATTATTCAGCAAACACGTTCGCCAATTATTCAACTCACGGGATAAAGGTGCCGACTCCCCCAGCGTCGGATAGTAGCAGGTATGCGGTAAATTCATATTTCGTCGGGAGGGCGATAACCAACAGCATTCCAGTCTGGACTACGCCTACGTTCAGCTCGACGAACTTCTTAGGCAGTGGCAACACTTGGACGGTCGTCTCGGGGAATGTTGCTTACAATAGATACTACATCGAAGGTAAAAGGATGCACTGGATTCTTTCGCTCACAGGGTCAAGCGTAACCTCCGGGGGCAACGGGCTTGATATATATCTCCCGACGCTCGCGCACAATACGGTGTTTGGTTACATCGGCAGTTTCGTTTATTCAGACAATGGGACATATGGACAAGGGCTTGTTTACAGTTATGGCGGCACGACAACATATTTCACATTATACAAAAACTTTGCTCTGACCAACTGGACTGCATCGACCGGCAATACTGCTATTATCTTCAACCTTGAGTTTGAAATCCAGTAAAAGAGGCTATTATGATCAACCAACCGACTCACAATGCGACTCTCCGCTACGACAAGGGACTCGGGGACTCTGCCGTCTACGCCCGGATGCCTTACGGGGGGAAATACTGGAATTTCACAACGTTGCAATGGTCGGTCACAGAAACGGCGGAGTGTGATTATTACATGCCCGAATTTGCCGACACTTCGGCGATCCAATCATGGTATTACGCAAGTCTGCCCGTGCCGAACGGCGGACCCTATCCAATAGAGATATGGTACAACGGCCAGATGATCGGCAACGATATATCTATTGAGGAGGCGCTTGTCGGTCCCGGCACGGTGGGGGTAGCGGCGATTATCGCGGCAATCGGCCGGCAGCTCCAGGATATACTGAATATCGGCTACCCAACGAATATCCTGCTCGTTTACCTGAATCTCGTTTGTCATGAGATAGTGGACCTCCGGCCGGAAGCGAATTCCATTCTTCAGGTGTGCCAACTCGTTGCCGGGACACGGCAAACATTTCCCGCTGGATGGAATGATCTGCTGGACGCGAGAAGAAACATGGGCGTCAACGGAGCCACCCCCGGCAAAGTGATAACTTCCGTCCCCCGTGAGACTATGGACCAGTGTATCCCTGACTGGCACACTTGGCCGGCCGATGGGGTGGTCTCCATCGTGGTCATGGATGAGAAAGACCCCTACGCTTACGGCGTGTTTCCTCCCCAACCCGCAGTTGCCCCCACACAGATAGAAAACCTCGGTTCTGCATACCCGACCGCGGCACAGGACCCGGTAAACGACCCGTTCCCTCTCCCTGATGAGTTCGAAGTCCCGGCGATTAACGGCTGCATTGCATGGTGCCTGGCGGAGAATACTACCGTGCCTAATGCTTTGCAGAAGTCGCAGATGTATAGGCAATCATTTTACCAAGCACTCGGCGTTCAGAAACAGGTGAAAACCGCAGTCGCGGCAGCGGGGCAATAGATGCTGTTAGAATTCAAGCAGTTCGGCGGGATCGTTCCGAGAATCACTGACCCGCGCCTCATCCCCCCAGGTCACGCGCAGGTAGCCAAAAACTGCCGGTTCGATCACGGCGGACTCGTCCCGCTCGGGACCGATGGTGCCGAATACACCCCGACGGTCGCAGGACCGATAGTCTCGATATTTCTCTATGATGGCGACGGTTCTGTAAAGTGGCTCGCATGGGCGGATGATGTAGACGCCGTGCTCGCCCCTCTTCCTAACGACTCATGGAAGCGGGTATTTTACACCGAAGCGGGCGAATTGCGGGTAACGGATAAGAACCTTTATAAACAGGGTGGCACCGCTTACCCCATGGCCTACCGCAAACCCTCACCACCCGCCCCTCTCACCGCCCCCGTTGCCACAGTCCTTGGCGTGTCTGCCCCTTTCTCGATGATAGCATCAGTCATCCTCGACTCAACAGGCGTGAAGGTGACCGTCTACGACAACGGGATGGGGAATATCAGCCTGAACTGGCTACTGGAATTTTTCTCCACCGGGGTCACCGGCCTCGACGGGGTGTCGTTCGCGTTCAACGGGCTCACTATCGCAGCGGGGCTTGCCAGTTTCTACGCTACAGGTCTGAAGGTGATGAACTCCGGGACGATTACCGTGTTATCGAAAGGGAACCCGGCTGAATGCACTGATACCAACCACGGACTCATCACCGGTGACACCCTCTTGTTCAGCATTATAGGAATGATTGAGCTTAACGGCTACCAGGGAACGATCACGGTGGTTGATTCGTCTCATTTCACCATAGACGGGGTGGATTCCACAAGTTACACCACGTTTACCAGCGGCACATGGACGCTGCAATCGCGCGTGCTTTCGTCAGGGTCCCCTCTTGCATCAGTATTCACCCCCGTTGCCGTGTCCATCGGGACATCAGACAATATCAGCAAGGCGAACCCCGCCAAACTGACTCAAAACACAGCGCATAATCTCACTACCGGAACCTCTCTGAAATTCTACAACATGGTCGGGATGGCAGAACTTGAGGGGTGGATCGGGACCATTACCGTTATTGACGCAAAGCACTTCACTCTTGACGGGGTGGATTCTAACGACTATGGCACGTTCGCATCTGGAATTTACGTTAAATGCTCTGCAATGAAGCTCGTCGATCCGGACCCCACCACTCTCGAATCTAAAAACTATGTTCAGGCGTATGTGAACGGATATGGGGAGGTTGGCCCCCCCGGGCCGGTGTCGAATCTTATTGCTCTGCTCGATGGGGACCATGTGTCAGTCACGGGGCTTGAAACCGGCCCGGCAGATCCTTTGTTCTGGGTTCTGTACTCTAACATATACCGGCTGAATCAAGACGCGAACGGTAACGAGATTTTTCAGCTTGTCGAACAGGTGGCAGTGGCCACGGCGTCCTATACCGATTCCCTGCTTGACTCAGCTCTGGCGGATGTGCTCCAGTCTGCCGAATGGGATGGCCCACCGGCCGGTGTGGAGGGGCTCGCAGCTCTTCCGAATGAGGCTATGGCGTGTTGGCTCAACAACACTCTATGCCTTTCCGTTCCGAGCTACCCCCACGCATGGCCTGCCAGTTATCAGAAGTCTATGGAAGATGAAATCATGGGGCTCGTTGCATGGGGGAATACCCTTGTGATACTGACTCAAGGGCTCCCGCAGGCGATCACGTTCACCGACCCGGAGAACAGCGTCCCGGCCTATATTCCGTTAGGGTTCAGTTGCCTGTCAAAGCGCAGTGTCGTAAACATGGGGGCGTTTTCGATCTATGCCGCACCGGAGGGGCTTATTGCTCTCGGGCAAGGGACGAATAATATCATCACTCAGGATATTATGTCCCGCGATGAGTGGGCAAATTACGCTCCATCATCCATTTCGGCGTACTTCTGGGAGAATAAATACGTTGGGTTTTACACAAACGGCGACGTTCAGGCGGGGTTCATATTCGATCCGGCAACCAAGAACTTCGTAGACTTGGATTTCTACGCTACGGCGGGATGCTACGACTTCGTGACCGGTTACCTGTTCCTCCAGGTCGGCAATGATATCGTGTCGCTTGCTTCAAATGTTGCATCTCCTCGCTCACTCGACTGGAAATCGCCGCGACAGTCCGGCCCGCCGAGTATGCCGCAATGGATTAAGGTGCTCGCAACGTCATACCCGGTCGTAGTGGATATAATCTACCCGCAGATAGTGGACGGGAACGGCAACCCGGCGCCGCAGACAATAACCGCTACGGTCACATCGAAAAACCCGCAGATGATAGGAATGGCGAACGCAATGGTTGACGCCGTTGACTGCCGGGTGTATGGTACGAAAGGAGCGACGGTGGTTTATCTCGCTTCGGATATCGGGGAACTTCCACAATGAGCCTCGTAAAGACGCCGGTCATAAAAAAGAGCGTGAATCTTCAAGACCTGATAGACAACATGGACCAGCTCCAGGTGTTTTTCAGCACAGTTCAGAAGAACGGCGGGCCGCTCACGGCGCAGGACTTGATAAATACTGGGCTGGTGGATAACAGCCTCGTGATTTCAAAGAAGATGGTGACCAAGTGATCTTCACCACCGACCTTGAGAAAGTCTGGCCGGATATCGTCGGCAAGATCACTGCGATTATGAAGCGGTTCGCTGACGACTGTGACTGGACCGAGGACGATGTTTATTACGCAATTCAGAACAGGACGGCGTGTCTGTTCTTGAACGACGAGGACGAGAGCTTCGCAGTCTGTAAGATTAATCCTCATAAACGATGGGGAACCGTGCTTTTTGTCTGGATTGCTTACGGGATTAATGGTAAAAGAGAGAGAAACACAGAGTTCTTGCGTGAAATAGCTCGAAACGTAGGAGCTTCCAGGATGGTGTGGCAGTCCCCCCGTGTAGGCTTCGACCGGATGCCGGGAGTCCGAAGGGGACTAACTACGTACAGCCTGGAGGTCTGACATGGGCGGCGGTGGCGGTGGCGGGATACAGGAAACACAAGACCAGATCCAGCAGCAAAAGAATAATGTCAAACTCTGGGATTATTACTCAACTTCGTACAAACCTTACATAGACAAATTTATAACCAAAGAGACCGGTAATGCCAAGTCCGGGGCGCAATCCTCGGCAGCGGCAGGCAAAGTCAACGCTTCCGTTATGGAAGGTGTCGCAGGGGCCGCCCCTGGCGAGAATGCGACACAGATAGCCAGAAGGGGCAACGCAGCCGCCGATATCAAGTCAAAAGGGACGACAAGCGCGGATGCGGCAGTCAGGGCACAGCAGATGTCCGGCCTCCAGAACATCGTCGATATCGGCAGAGGCCAGCAGACTCAGGCCATGGGCGGGCAGGGGCAACTTGCGGAACAGTCGGTACAGAAAGCCATTGCTGATGAGAAATCGAAACTGATGGCGGAAGGTGCGGAAGAAAACGCTATTGGTTCAGGAGTGGGAGCGGCGGCAGCACTCGGGACAAGGGCGCTTATGAGCAGCAACCCGGCTGGTGCCAGCGGATCACCAAACGCAGGGACCGGCAACCCGGCCCTTGATGCTAATTTCAACCTTGGGGCAAGTAGCGATACTTTCAAATGGCTGAATCCTGACAACCCGCCAGCGTGGTAATAGGAGACGCTTATGATGGACTACACTCCCCAGGGACAGCAGAATCTTTACGACCCCGTGACTGGCACATGGTCTGTATATAAGCCGGCGACGAGTGGGGGGGGAGGGATATTTGATCCTCCCGGGACGCCTGCATCACTAACACCAATTGACCTGTCAGGGCTCCAAACGGAAGCGCAGTCAGGACAGATCGCCCCAACCGGGACGGCTCAAGGCATGGCTGCCAAAGTCCTCGCGGCTGAATTCGCCAACTGGGAGACGCAGTACAAACCAGTCGAGCAGAATTTACTGATGCAGACTTCTTTCAATAATCCCGAAATACTCACTGATGCCGTAAACCAGGCAACCACGAACGCTACCGGCGCGGCGGACTCCATGCAAGGAGTGGAAGCCCGTCAGATGGCCTCGCAAGGAGTCGTTGCGACTCCGCAGCAGACGGCAGTCAATTCCAGATTGAATAATCTATCAAGGGCTCAGATGGTGGCGGGGGCGCAGAACACGGCGCGGCAGAACGTAGCAACGCAGGATGAACTGATAGCAATAGGGTCCGCCCCGAATCCAAATCCTGCTGCCCAGAGCGCCATGACGGCGTACAAATCACAGACGGGGGCGTAAAATGGGAGGCATCATTGGGACAGGCTTGGGAGAACAGTCCAATGCGATAAGCGGCTTCGTTCGTTCCTCGGCGGAGCAGCAACAGGTTGACCAGGCGAACCAGCAAGAGGCCGACGCCAAGAAAGCTCAAGAGATGACGATGATCTCCGGGGGAGTCGGCGCGGCCATAGCTATTGCGGGAATAATCGCCGCGTGCATAATGTAATGATATCCTTAAAGATTTCAATGATACTCGTCGGATACGGGATAAGATTCTGGGTGGTCTGGAATAACCCAGGATTCAACCTATTGATAACGAAGCCCGAGCAGATTTACCAGAAGGGGCTTTATAAATATATCCGCCACCCTGCCTACCTCGCCTCTCTTATCATGTGCGGGGGGGTATTCGCTCTCTGCGCGGGATGGAGAGGCGGCTTACCGGCCTGGCTGGTGTTGCTGGTACTCCTTTCCCACACCGCAAGACAGGAAGAGAAGATGCTTTGTGAAGGGTTCCCCGGATATAAAAAATATATGGCAAGGACGGGGATGTTTCTCCCGAAGGTTATGATCTTCACGCTTGCCGATCTTCAAGACAGATTAAACATATTCCGCGAATCAAGACGGAGGGCATGATGGCGAGATTTGGTTTGTCTCCATACGGTGATCCGGTCGAGAGTGGCATAGACGCCTTTGCGAAGGTGACCGGCGTTTTCCAAGGCATAGATAAGGCGAATATGGAGAAGGAAGATCACGCCCAACATCGGCAGTTGATGGACGTCGAGATGGAGCAGAAAAAGCAGAGTATCGTCCACCAGAAGACGCAGCAGGCTTTTGACGACCTAGACCTCAAGCATAAAATGCTGCACGCTCCGCTTGTCAGCGCATCTATGAAATTGGCACAGGCAGCAGCGAACGGTACGCAGCCGCAATATACCCCCGAAGAGGTAGACGCAGCTTACGGGCTCACCAAAGCGTCGCCCGACCTCGACAACGACCCACATAAAGCCCTGGCGCAGACCTACGCCGCCCACCAACTCACGCAGATAATCGGACAGGTCCAACCGGCACTTATCCAGCACGCCCAGAGCTTGCCGGAAGGCCAGCGCAAGGTGAGATTGAGCAGCCAGCAGGTGCCAGGACTGATGGAGGCGTTCAACCAGTATGCCGGGCCGAAGCTCCTGGAGGGTAAAGAGGCGGAATCGCTGTTGATAGATTTTGACAAAGGAGTAGTTATCCCCGTGGTCCGGACCGGCAACGCAGACGGCAGTATTTCCCCTCCCACACCCCACACCAAAATGGACGGCGATAAGGAATACATCCACGAAATCCCGATAGATGAATTTAAGAACACTCTCGTACATACCGCCAGTTTCGGCCCAATACTTCTAGCCGCCGTCGCTGCGAATGAGGAAGGCGGGGAGAAGTTCGTCGAGCAGGTAAAGAAAGCGGGAGAGCAGAGGGCAGAGGACACCCGGGAGGCCGAAGTTCTGGACAAGATGCCGAAGGACCTGAAGACCGGCGAGGCGCGGCTGGAATACGTCAAGCAGATGAAGAAGGCGGGAAGCACTCAGAAAACCGCAGACCTGATGAACACTGCGAAGACGCTCTTCAACAAGGATAAGCCGACCCGCCAGGTCGTCGAAGATCCTGACTCAAAGACAGGCTTCAGTATCCTGACCGAAGAGGGGGATATGATACCGGGAGCGCAGGACCCGATGGCGAAAACAAACGCCACCATCGAGGCAGGGCAGAAAAAGGTCGAGACCACCGTCGCCGGGCATCTCAAAGGAATCGGGATTCAGATAGAGGCGCGGGGCAAGAAAGACGACAGCGAGAAAAAGGGCGAAAAGCTCAAAAAAGATATTGAGACCCGCCTCTATAAAGATCCTGCATGGAAGGACCGCCCGAATGAAGAGGTAGATGCCGAAATCGAGCGGCAGTATAAATTGAAGTCTGAGGGCAAGCCGGTCACGAAAACTGAGGGGAGCACGAAACTGCAACCCCTTGTGGATAAGTTCAAGAGCCTTAACCCGTCCGAGTACGATATCCCCTACACCGTCGAAAGTGCAGCGGCGAAGTGGCCCGAGGCGGATGTCCGGGCGGCCGCGAAGCAGTCAGGCAAGAAACCCGTGCAGGATGCCGTGGCGGGGTATTATTCCAAACATCCCGGTACGAAGATACAGCCGAGGACTGCAGGCAAGGCGGCGCCGTCAAAAGATAAATGGATGACAGCCGCAAGGGCGAAGAACCCCGGCGTTGCCGATAAAGACCTGGAGGCATTTTACAATAAAAAATACGGGGGTCGCTGATGGCCCGAGCAGCAATGATCGTTGACCCTTACGAAGATTCTCCCGGCGGGATTGTTGACCCTTTTGACGAACCCGCCCCTTCCGGTACCCGTCAATTACTTCCTAATGATTTCCGCCCCGTGGCCGGCAGCCGCCAGACTCGC